AATTCGTCAAAATCCTGGAATTTGGCCTTCATCATTGCCGTCCGGATCGCATGTTCCAAATTATATGAACACCAATTGCGTTGAACGGCCACCAATCGCAATTCATAACGTGAATTTATTCGGTTAATGGTCTGACAACTGAATTGACGTGAATTTGCGCTTTCCTCATAAAAGATTTGACCACCGTCACGATGTCTGATGTAAAAATAATTTGATTCGGTGTCGCTTATTCCTGAATAAACAAATTCATTTTTGGTCGCTTCTGATTGAATCATGATTCGACCTTCGGAATCAATACGCGCTAAATAAATGGCTTTATCAAAACCACCGACCAATTGCAAAATGTAGTTTGATAAATTCGACAAAATGATGTCGATTGGTGAACAACAATCGGATGAAATTTGTTTCATAATTTATTTAAAATTAAATCGATTTTTTCGTCAATCAAATCCGCAATGTAATTTTGAACACCGACACGTTCTTTTTTTGACGGCGTGAAAATATCCATTTTGTTTTGACCTTTCTTTTTGCCCTGAATTAATTCCTGGCCTTGCGATTTTTCATAATCTTTGTCGTTAATGATAACGAAATAAACCGCGTTTTTTTCTTGGACAACTTGCATTGAATTTCGCAAATCACCAGTGAATTCCAAATCAACAAACCCGGTTTGATTTCCGCGCTCGGATCGTTTTTTTGTCCAATATTTTGATTTGTATTTTCCAATCTTTGTTTCAGCCGTATTTTTTCCGTCGTTAAAAATTCGACGTTTCATTCGGCCTTCTAAATCTTTACCGCCCAATAAAAGCAAATCACCGGTTGAACGACTCAATTCAGTCGAAATCAAATTCAATTTTGCTTTAAATTGGTCCGGTGTCATAATCCTTTCAAATAAATGATTGCGTTCAATATGTCTTTTTTGTCCGCGTACGGAATCAAATCAATGAATTGAATCATTAATTCTTTGTTGTATTCGTCAACCTTCTGATTCACGCTTTTGAATTTATCAATCGTGTATTTATTTTTTGGAACGTTGGCGTCAACGGAATCAAACGCGCAAACATTTAATTTTTTTGTGACGCGTTGAACTTCGGTCAAATAAACTTTTGCCAAATCAACCTTTGTCATTGACGAAAAATAAATCGTGTCGGATTGTGTTTGAGCAAATCCATTCATTGCAAATAATAACATCAAAATTGTTGTTGTTTTTTTCATTGTATTTTTATTTTAAAATTAGTAAAATTGACGCAAATCCGATTGTGAAAATCAAATTTCGTTTTCGGTTTTTGCTTTGATTAGTTAAAAATTCGATTTTCTTTTTGTGTTCGATGTTTTGAAATTCGCAATTGTCCATGTTCATTCGACATTGCGCCAATGAATTTTTGAAATTATCATTCAATTTCGTCAATTGTTCAATCTGTTTTTTTTGCAAATCGTTTTGTTCCGAAATCAAATTGTTTTGTTCAATCACCAAATCGGTTGTTTTCAACTCTGAAATAATATTCAAAACAACCCATTTCGGCAATGTGACAACTTTATTCGAATCGTTATTTGTAACGGTTTGAGAAAAAATTTGTGATGTCTGAATCATTATAAAGACGAACAACGTCAATCGTTTCATGTTTTTTTGTTTTTAGTTTTAAGATTTGCAATTCTTTTTTTTCGATTTCATATTGCAACGACACAATCGAATCGTTCATTGATTTGAACGCTGAATCAAATTGCAATTGTTGAACCTGAAATTTTTTGACCTGGCGTTCTAAATTGTCGATTCGTTCAATTTGATTGTCTTCAATTTTGATTGTCGCTTTGCGCTTGAATATTTTTTGCCACGGCAACAAAAACAAAATGAACAAAACAACCGTTGCAATTAACGACCATTTTTGCGCGTTCGTGTATTTTCCCAACATATATTTTAAAATTTTAACAACCGTCTTCACCTGGTTTTGCTTTTTCACTTTTTTGAATATATTCGTTTTTATAAACGTCAATTTTTCGATATAACATTTCCGCAAACGAACGTTTAATGAAACCCAACAACGACAAATTTTTGACTAATGAAATCAAATTCACAATCACCAATGGAACGAAAATTCCTTCGTTTAACCAATAAATCGCGTTTGATCCTTTCGCCAAATTCGTCGCAAATGCCAACAATCCGGTGTGACTTAATAACGTCCAAAATATTCGTGTCGCCTTGCGTGTTTCAAACTTGTTGTTTTTCCATGCAATCCACATTCCGGTGAAATGGTCACAACAAATCAATAACATTAACGTGTAATAAGACACGGCCGGATCGAAAATCCAATTTGAAACGAATCCGGTGATTGATCCAATCGTGAAACCACCAAACACCGAAATCGTGAATGGAACTATTTTCAAATTCAGCGACAACACCGATTCGGTGATTGCTTTCAATTCCAAAACCGAATGCGACTTCATTTTCCGCGTGGTTTTGTCGGACGCTGAATTGAACCCGGACGTGGACGTGAACCGCCACAACTTGAACATGCTTGTTTTAAACCTCTTTGTTTCATGATATTTTGTTTTTTATGGTAATCCTTGGATATATCTATTTTGGTTGCATACGATACAACATTCGTCGATTCGACGCAATAATTGCGGCAATGATTCAATCAACATTTTCATTTGTTTGTCGTATTCAGCCGACCAATTTTCCAACAAAAAATTGATTTTATCGGTATCCAACAATGTCAACGAATTCAAACGATCCGTTGCGACCGCTTCATGCAAAATTTCAATGCCGGAACGATATAAAATTGGCAAACCTAATTTTGGCCCCAATACACACGCGAATTCGTCGTTGTCACAAACGGCCGTCACTTGAACTTTCAAACCGTATGTTGAATTTGAATTGCCGGAACCGTTCCAACCGTATGCGCTCAAATATTGACCGGACTTTGACGAACAACCACAACCGGTTTTTATTGACGAATTGTTGACATTGATTGACGTGTTGTCCATATAAACATAAACGTCCTGGGTTGTTGATGTGAAATTCAAATTGATTTCGGATTCACCGTTTGCGTCGGTTGTAAATGAATAATTTTCCGAATTTGTTCCGTCTTCAATATAAACGACATGTGACGTGTTCGCGTTGCCTAATTTGATTTTGATGTTCGAAATATTAATTCGTAACATTCGCGAACGTTTAATCTGTAAATGAACGCCACGGTCAACGTTTGCCGGTGCCAATGTATTATTTGCCCAATCACCAACCGATAATTCGTCCACGACGCTATTAATACGGAAATAAGGCAAAGAATAACGCGTCAAATCTGAAATCACCAATTTTGTCGCAAATTGAATTTTGTCATTCAAAAATTGCAATCCGGAAATGTAGTCCGAATCCGCAATGTTCGCGGCATATTTTAAATTTAAACCTTCAAGGTCGTTGATATACAAACCCGACGTCGGTGTTCCGGTTGTCAAACATTTGACACCGATGAAATTATTGAAACATGTTGGTTGCATGATATGGATCGTTTGTGTAAATATTTTTTTCGTTGATTTTAATCAAACAATGATTTCGTAAATAATCCGGAACCCAAAAAGACGGACAACCCTTTTGAGCAAATTGATTGTGTCCCGCAATTAACACGTCCGGGTTATAACTTAAAACCTCGGCAATGATTGACGACAACATTGAATTTTGTTGAGCCGTCAACGTGTTTTTGATTTTTTTCATGTCTTTGTCCATGCCACCAATGTAGCAAACGTGACGTGAAACGGAATTGATTCCAACCGCGCCGTTTGTGATTTCGGCGTCGTCAATCCATTTATCCATGTTATGTTTGACAAATCGATGTCGACTTCCGTCCAACAAAATCAAATCAGAGTAACCAACACGCGACCAACCACGACCGATTGGTTTCGGTGCGCAATGCCAATTTCGAACCGTTTCAGCGGTTACCGAACGCGCTTCCGGTGTCGCCGAACAATGAATCACCAAATATTTAAACGGTTTTTTCATTTTCAATTGGTTCGATTTCGGTTGTTTGCTCAACCACTTGTTTTTTCACTTTTGGTTTGGTAAATGTAAGCAAAAACGAATCAAATTTTTTGTTTTCGCATTTTTCAATTATCAGATTCGGAAATTTTTCATTCAACCAGGCCAACGCCGTTTCGATTTGTGAATTTGATTTGTTTCTGAAATCGCGATTTGCAAAAACAACCACAACGCCACGTCCATTTTTTAAACTTGAAATCCAATTCGGTTCAACGATTTTCAAATTCGCGGCCCTATCTTTTGAATGCAATCCGATTTTATTTCGTTCGGCGTTTAATTCATTCAGGTTTGAACCTTGCAATTCATAAATCACCCAATCTGATTCGTTGACTTTGCCAATTAAAACGTGTAAATCGTAGCGTCCCGCGCCCCAATGTAATGTTTGAACAACGGTTGCCAATTCCGTGTCAATGGTGTCCAATTTTGTTTCGTGTCTTATCATAATTCAAAAATAAAAAAAAACGGCAAATTCAAACATGAACCGCCGTTTTTCCTGAAAACTACTTGAAACCAATCGTTTTTTTATAAGCCGTTTAGGTCAACCGCAACCGGACAAACCATTTCAACGTCGTTCCATAGAATCGTTCCGTCAAAATAAATTGCGCCGGTGTTGTTGTCTTCAATTACTTCGTCAATTTCAATTTGGAAATTGTCAATGACTCCGTAAAAATAACCGTCGCATGTATAATAGCCGAAACGATAATTTGACGCCTCGGTCAAAATCGAATTCCAAAAATTATAAGCCAAACAACCCGGTCCCGGTGTTGTCACCGTGTCGGTGTTATAATCCTGGAATGTGATTTGTTTTTCAGCACCGACAACCGCTTCCGGTTGACACGACGCGATTCGTTTTTTCGTGAACGATCCTTTTGCTTTTTGGCCTAACACCAAACCGCTAAAAACAACGTCACCGTTTGAAACGGCCGTTGACCATTCGTTTTTGTCACTAATGTCGTCGAAAATATAATCACATTTAATAAACGCGAATTTTTCGATTCCACCTTTGCGTGTAACAATTCCGCAACCACCGGCGTAACTACTTGGCAACGACGGCGCACATGTTGAATTACAAATTGCCATATTTTTAAAATATTTTTTTGTTTAAATTTTAAGTGAATGAAGGGGTGATTTTCACCACCCCAATTTTTTAATTAATTACGGACATGTAACCGGACCGTCTGAACAATCGTCAATTAAGAATGTCAAATTCGCGTCACCGTCCGCGCAATATGCAAACGGAACTTGGAACGTGTTCCAATTCAACGCTAATTCAACAAACCATTTTTCCTGACAATCGTCATATGATGTTTTTAAATCATAAACCAAACCGGTGAATGGATCAACGATTGTTCCATGCTCAAATGAATCGTTGCGCTTTGCGTAATCACCCAAATATTTGTTCCATGTGATTAATTGCATTGCGCCCGGTGCTAACGCTAATGATTTTGTTGAACCTAAAACACCAGGTGCAAACGTGTCATTGTAAAAATAACCGTCGCCACTTGCACGACTTAAATCAACACCGAAATTTGTGTTGCAACATGCGATTTGCATTGCACGAGCGTAAATGTCCATGTTTCCACCGCCAACGATTAAAGGTGAACCGGTCGCGCCTAACGCGTCCATTGATGCCTTAATTTGCGCCCATGCTAACGGATTCGGTGAACCGGTTGTTGTATATAACGGAATCTGTAAATTTCCGCCCGAACCTGAAACACCAACGTTTGTGTTTGCAATTGCTAAAATTGCTTTGTCAACTGAAACATTGATTGCGTTCATTGCTCTCATGATATTTTGAGCAACCCAAACCGAATCCGCGTCGCATAATTTGCGCATGTCTGATTCGTCAAAACCCATTTTGTATTTTGCACAATTAAATTCAGTAATTAACGTTTGCGACGGTGCCGGTGTTACGTCGTTGATACAATCCGACGCGCACGATGTATTCACATCTGAATCACACGCCTGTCCAATCCAATTGATTTGAACCGCGCGGAATTTGCCGTTTGTCGGAACGATGTCCGCCGTGAAACCCATTCTATTGACGTCTGACATTAACGCGTCAATCATTCCAACTTTTTGTCGAGCCATTGCCGGGGCATTTGTTCCGGCAACTTCATTGATGTTCGCTTGTAACGCCGAACATAAACCTTGTGTGTAAGCCATTTTTAAAATTTTTTTTAGTTAAACATTTTTTGAATTTTTCGGATAAATCAAAACCCAAAACCGCACGACAACAATGTCATTTGATTTTGGGTTCATCACCCCGAAATTGCGTTTTGGAACGCCTTCCCGGTTTTATATTTTTCGGACTTACTTTGTCCCGGTTTTTTTACTTATTTGCCAAATATACGAATGTTTTTCATTTGTTCGGCGTTTTCTTGCGCTTTTTTCAATCCTGGCAAATTGAATTCAGGTTTCGCCGTGTTTGGATCGAACGTCTTTTTTGGAAACATTGGTTGTTTTTGCTCGTTGCCGTTGCTTTGTTTGACAACGTTTAAATCGTCCGCACCCAAAAATGAATCCAAAATTTCGTCGAATGTCAACGTTTTTGTTCCGTCTTTTGATAACGGATTTAAGCCGTCTTTGGTTTTCACAATCATTTGTCCATTGTCGTCAATGTCAACGTTGTATTTTTCCGCAAACCTGGTTTGAATTGCCGGCAAAACAACTTCAGGTTTCACAATCAACGGTCGTGAATTTAAAACGTTTCGCAATGCTGAATCCTTTTTGAATGATTTGATTGTTTCACGCGCTTCGTTTTCTTTTGCCGGAATTATTTCCTCAATCAACTTTTTATTTTCGTTGGTCAATGCAATGATTCGATTTTGCAATTCCTCTGACGTTCCGGACGCGCTTAACTTTGTTTTTTCAAAGGCCGTTGAAATGATTTCGTCAAACTTTTTGTCTTTGATGTCTTCAGCCGTCAACCCAAACGTTTTTTTCAATTTGTGTTCAACCTTTGACAATTCCGTTCCGCGAATTTCGTCGCGCATTTTTTGAACGAAATCCGGATCGTTGGAAATGACTTCGCGTTGTGATGTTTTGAACGTGTCAACAAATTCCGTCACGTCGATTTCGTCTTCGGTGTTTAACTTTGAAATGATTTCAGATTTGACACCAATTTTTTTCAAAAATGTTTCAATGTTTTTCATTTTTTCGTGTATTTTCTTTTTGGTTTTGATTCGGTTTCGTTTGGTGATTCGTCAATAATTGATTCGTCGATAATTGTTTCAACAACAATTGTCGGTTCAACGATTGGTTGTGGTGTCGGTTGCTGAATGATTGGTTCAATTTTTTTCGGTTGTTCCAAAATGTCGAATCCATGCCACAAGTTATGTTTTTTTAACGCTTTGATTGAATTGTCGTTCATGACAATCACTTTGCCGGTTTTGATGTTCAAAACCTTATATTCGTTCACAATCATGGTGTTGTTGTTTTCGGTAAAAATAACGAATTTTTACAATTTATCAATCAATTCC